GAGCAAGTTGTAATTCTGTTTGTGCCATTGATATTCTTTGCGATTGAGAAAAAATATTAGGATCAGCAACAGGAATAATATCTACCTTGTCATCAAAATCTGCAACTTTAATATTTTTTTGTCCACCTACTACATCATATGGATATTCAGGTGGTAGGTAAGTTTTAAAAACTCCTGCCAATAAATTAAATTCACTTTTCATAGCCACATACAATCTTTTATGTATGGCTGACATGACTCTGGAACCACGTTCTAAAAGAGCAATGGTCGTCCCAACAGCTGCTTGTTGGTTGCCGTCACCGACCTGCATGTCAGCGATGGCGGCAAATCGTTGCCCTGCCGAAACCACGGTACCCATCAACTGCAATAAAGTCTGTGAGGGTTCTTTGAATGGTAAAGGCATAAATGCATCCTTGATGTTTCCACCAGGTGCATCGACATCTCTGAATTCGCCAGGCTGTATTGACTGAGCCTCATCTCTAACACGTATTCCACGTTGTTTAAATCCTGAAGGCAAGTTACTTAAAGTACCTGCATCCAATAATTGTCTTAATGCAGTGGTTGCTGTTCTAGACAAACCACCGATCATATGAATTAAACCGAAACCATAAAAACCCATTCCAGGTAAAAATTTAAAATGTACAAAATAATCCTGTCTTGCTTTAGTCGGATCTTCTGCTGCATAGTTTCTTCTAATTGATAATATTTCTCTGCTTCCAAGTTCTATTGTTACAATGTATGGAAGTTTAATTCCTGTTTCTTCTCCAGTAGAATCTTTGTCTTCAAAACCTTCTAAATCTAAATCAACATGAATTTCCAGAACCGTAAAAATATCTTCGTCTCTAGTTCTTTTTACACCCTCTAATTCTCGTTCTTTTTTCTCTACTTCTGTTTCTTCATTGTAGCCAGGTGTAAGTTCTACATCAACATAGAAACCTGCTACTTGTTTTTTTCTTAAATCATTCTCTGACATTTTAATGACATGAATAATAGCTTCTGCATCCTCTAGTGAAGTTGCAGTATAGGGAACTAACAGGTCGTCAGCTGGGACAAACTTTGAAACGGCTCTACCAAGTAGTTCATCGTAATAAACTTTCTTAAACGCAGAGCCGCTAAGAGGGAGATAAAAAAGCATTTGATCGAACTCGGGTTCGTACTCTTTCATCACGTCCATGAGCTGATAGTTCATGAATTCTTTTACACGTTGTGACTGGTCTTCTTTTTGTCTGTTTATTAATCCGATAACTTGAGTGTGTACGGGTCCAGTAGCTGGTAGTAATTCTTTGTAAGCTTGTGCTTGAAACTGTGTAACTGCTTCTGCTAGAACTGGGTGAGTTGCACCACTAGCTCCTTGAAAGGGTTGTGTTGGGTTTTCATATTTAAATCCTAAAAGGTCTAAACCTTTTGTATAAGTATCTTCCCAATCTTTTCTTGCTGATTTATAGGTTTGATAATTTTCTGAAAGTTCTGAACCTAGTTTTCCTAAAACAGATTCAGGTAATAATTCTGCTAAGTTATCTCCATGACCTTCTCCGCCAGGTTGATTAACTGCTGCTGGATCAAAGTTAATTGTAGCACTTCCATCTTCTTCTTGTGTAATATCTATATCATCAGGACTAACTTGTTCTTCGATAGTCTCTTGTTCTGATATTGCTACTTCTTCGTCGCTAGGTGTTTTAATCTCTGTCTCTACGTTTGGTAGAGCTTTGTCCATATCTGCCATTTATATTCTCCGAGTTCTTTATTGTTGTAGCCTGTTTTACAGAAACATTCAAGCCTTGTGAGTCTGGTCCCTTAAGTGGTGGGATTTCCTTAAATTTAACGTGTTGCATATTTGCAACAAGAGTTTTATTTTTAACCGTCATCGAATAACCCCCTTCCTTCTCTTTTGTTACGATACATTTCATATCCACTAATACCAGCAGATAGTGCTAGACCTGGTAATCCAAATCTTCTTGATACAGTTTTTAAAGCTGTTGGACTTATACCTAATCTCATAAAATTTGAAACTGCCGGTGATGCAAATTTTGTAGCCTGTTGTGTTAAGGGTGATGCAAAAGCTGCACCTAAATAGTTTATTGGGTTAGTTGCAATTTCACCAACTGAATCTCCTGCAGCAAGTTGTGAACCAATGTACAACGGCTCTAAAGCTAACATCCCTAATGGTGTTCCCGTAGCCGCTAATCCTTTTCCAAGCAATCCACTAATAGGACTTGCTGCTGCTCTTATTTTTCCTACACCTTTTTGCATCGGTCCAGTAAATTTATCATTGGGTCTAATCCCACGTCTATCTTTATAATATTCTGCGCCACCTGGTATTGCACCCGCTGCAGTCACGGCTCCTAGAACAGGCAACTGGGCACTTGATGTTATACCCGGATCTCTTTCGTCCATAACTGGTTCTGTTACCATATCAATCAACATATTTTTTTGTTGGTTTTCATCTGATAAATAACTTGTTGGGTCGTCTGACATAAATTGTTTTACTGCACCTGCTGTTGCACCTACTGCAGCGAACGCTCCAAACCTTCCACCTTTTTTGGCAACGTTTAGAAATTTACTGGCTGCGTTTTTTACTTTATTAAAAGCTCCAGTTTCTTCGGGTATTTTATTTACTTCTTGAGCAAAACCTTTGGGATTTTTATCAAAAGCTTCCCCTACTTCTATTGCACAATTGCTTCCATTAGCAAAAGCTATTCTACCTCCGTCTGCATTTTTTTTTACAACACTAGGAAGATTACAAATTGGACTACCTGGTACTGTTGCTTCTTGCACTAATAAATTTTTAAAATCAAGTTTACCAATAGTTTTATTTTTTGTTAAATTATCAATAGACGACTTAGCCCCACTTAATTGTGTTTTATTTAGATCATCTATTGGAATTCCTTTTTCTCCAACTTTTCCAATTCTATTTTCTATTATAGGTTGATCATCTATGGGTAAACCATACTCATCAGTAACGGCATTTAATTGAGTGAACCCTATATAAGGTTGAAATTTTTTAGGTAACTTTTCGGCAACTCTTGCAATTACTTGTTCTGCTTTATTATTTAATTCATCTACTTTTTTAAGATATGGAAAACTACCACCCTCAGATCTAGTTTTGTAAGCTTTAGAGATGTTGTCACTAATTTCATCAGCAATATCGTTCAACTGTCTATTATATGGTGAAAGTTGAGAATTCATTTTTTTAGTTATAATCGCAACATCATTTGTTGTTATACGAGTTTCTCCACCTATGGGCATAATATGGTGAAAAGGAAAATCGTTTGTACCTTTATAATATCTCATTTTTTTAGCAGTTTTATCTAATCTCTTGCCTCTTTTTAAATCACTTTTTGTCAAAGAATTTATTATTAAATTTTTACTTTTTAAATCTTGTGTGATAGCTGAGTTGACTTCTCTAATTCTTATTTTTAAAAATTCACCGGGTGATCTTGCTTTTGGGTATTGAGTTTTAATAATATCGCCATATTTTTGTTCCATCTGTTTCATGGCATCTGTTCCTAAACTTACCGGTTTAACAGAATAAGTCCCGTCTGCATTTTCAACTAAAAATAATCTAATGTAGTCTTCTACGTACCCGTCAGGTAAGTTACCTAAAAGTTGTGCGTTAAGATTAATTTTTTTCTGTCTGTTGGAGATAGCCATTACAGCTCCAGGATTTTAGCTAGTCCGCCTTTTGCATAACCGGCTCTGCCGCCATCAGCTTTTCTACTTCTTAATGCATTGATTGCAGCTTCTAGATCATCACCCATTAGTTCTCCGGAATCTATTATTTCTCTTAGAGTTCCTTTACCTATTGAATTTACATTGCTTTGAAATTCTTTTCCCTTTTGGTATCCAAATGAATATGTCCCTTCTGATAATTCATCTACAAATTTTGCAGTCATGCTATCAAAACCAGGTTCGTCAGGTTTTAAACCTCTAGCATCTTCTACGTTGTTCAAAACTCTTTTTGTAAATATTGCGATCTCTTCTGAACTCCCACCTGTTGGAATCATCTCAGCGATTCTTGGTCCAAAATACTTTTGTACTAGAACTAATGGATCACCCATTGCTCCTCCACCACCTTCCATAATATATTTCATATCTTGTGCTGACATAACGTCTGATAGTGTAGTTGATGGATAGTCGTCGCCAACTTTTAAACTGTTAACTAAAAATTCTCTGGCTGCTCCAGTTTTAGCTGGAAGATCACCCTTATCAACGGTTGCCATGATCCCTGTAACTTCATCACCACCTTCTTGTAATACATTTTTTCTATAGTCTGCAAAAGGACTACCTACATTGTCTTTCATACCTTCAACTCTACTTTCAAGTTTAGACATTAGTGGACTTGTGTCATCGATTGATTTAACATCAGATGCTGCTTCAGTTAGTTGTCGTTCCCCGAGCCCTGATTTAGCTCTGACGTTATCTAAGTTCTTAAGACCTAGTCCTTCTAAAGATTCTAAGCCACCACGAAATCTAGATGAAGCATCGACAACATTTTTCGCTGCTAATGGATCTATAACATCCAACATGACAGACATATTATCAATTAATTTATTTGCTTGAATATCGTTTAGTTTACCACCCGTTAGGTAAGCCATTGATGTTTCAAGATCCGGTAAAACTTTGTTAATTCCAATTGTAGCAAAAGACTCAGGATTAATACTTTGTTGGAATAACATTCCATCCTTGGGTCCTGTTCCCAGGAAACTGACATTAGATTTAGTACCCATGAACTTAGATGTGTTAGCACCCAGTTGTTTTGCTAATTGTAATGCAGTTCTGATTAATGTTTCACTAGCCATAGTATTTTATTTCCCCTTTAACCAACGGTTCATCTTTGTAATCTTCAGGGTGACGAACCATACCGCCCTGTCTAATTCTCATA